TCTGCTGGGAATACCTCCAGCGCATCGCGATCGCCGCGGCCAAGCTCGCGCTTCAGCTGCATCAACTCGTCCCATGTGATCTGGTCGACCCAACTGTCACCGTTGTGCAAGGCGCGGCACACGCTAATGCGTTGATAGCCGCCTGCTTCGCTGTAGACCTGTACGAGAAAGCCGCTCGAACGCCAGACCTCCGCGAGGTTGGATGCTCTGATTTCCGGCCACTGATCCTTCGGCACCTGGCGGAGGGTGCGCGGCTGCTTGCCGCTTTCTTTGGCGAGCAGTCGGCGTTGGTTGCGGTCGAGGCTCATGACTCGCCGCCCTTCGCGACTGGCGCGGTTTGGCCGAGGAAATCCAAAACCGATTCGCAATGCGCAGGGGTTGGCGAGCTACCGTGCTTCAGGAGTTCTCGCGCTGTGGCGATGTCGGATTCAAGATCGTCGACGCGCTGATCGGCGATGGTCAGGCGCTGCTGGAGTGCGGCGTTCTCGGCCTGCAGGCGGGTGACGTGAGCGTCATGCACATCAGCCATCACCACCGATGGGCCGTGCGGCTTGTAATCGATCTTGTTGCCGTCCTCGGACAGCATTTTCACGACGCTGTAGCGATGTACCTTTAGCGCTGGACCATAAGGCGGCAAAGCGTTAGCCAGCACACCTTCCATTGCCTTCAGGCAATCCTGCGCATCCATGCAGTACGCCGGATCAAAGCCACCGCGCAACCACATCACCTTCTGGCAGGCGTCCAAGTCGCGGTGCCACTTCTTCACCTGGGTCACTGGAACCAGCTTCCACTCAACATTCGCGGCGGCGTTCTTCGTTTCTTCATGCATGGCGATATCCCTGTAACCCATACAGGTTACTTTTCGAGATGTAACCTCTGTAGGTTACTTTGGGGTTGGTCAGGCGGCGATTCGCCTGTAGAGGTCGATCAGGTCTGCAGCGTTTGCCGCCACCAGCGCTTCAGCTTCATACGGCGATACGCTGTTGCCGATCAGCTTCACTTGGTCGGTCTTGTTGATGTCGCGCCATTCTTCGGCACCGGTTACCGGGTCCACGAATAAGCCGCGGTCGATGATGTAATCATGCGGAAAGCCTTGGGCCTTCTTGAGCTCCGGCGGCTGAAGCATGCGCAGCGTGACGTCGATCAGCACATACCCATCAAGCATCACCAGATCGGCAGGCTCTTTGAAGTGCTCAGGCAGATACTCATGCATGAACGCGGCGCAGCGCCGGGCACCTTCAAGTTGCTGGGGCGACAGCGCGCTCATGACTCGCTCAACCTCGATCACTGCGATACGGTCCTTGGTGGGCAGGGTGTGCATGGGCTCGTGTAGCGAGATGCCGTCCTTCTCGTTCCCGTAGTACTTCACCAGGTAAGCGTTCACCAGCCGCTGGTTTGCGCCGGACTGGCAGATGGTCGACAGCGGCGCCTCGGCGGCACGGCCATCACCGTTGTAAAACCCGCCGTTGGCCTGCTCAAAGAACGCGGCCACCACGCCATGACGCGCGGCGCCAGCGAGGGCTGTTTGCATCGGCTCAGATGGCAGACTGCCGACCGCGTTTTGGCCGAATGCGGTCATGTGGGCTGCGACGAGCGCCTGCTCACCTCGGTTCGCGCCGGTTACAGTGCGGGCGGGCTCGTTGAGCGAATACCCGCTGCGGTCGCCGTGGTGGGTCAAATGGGTGAGGTGCCCAGCCACCAACGCGAAATGACCGCCCTTGACCTGGGCGACTTGGGTGCGAAGCGGTTCCTGAACGTCGAAATTTCTCTGTGAGGATCCGTTGGCGCATTCGGTGAGGAATGGCGCGGTTATTGGTTGAACCAGAGCATGATGGTTGCCGCCGGCGCTCACGGTCGATAAAGGCTCGCCTACTTCGTGAGTGCTGGTGTGGGCCTGGGAAGTACCGCGCATTGGCACGATGAACGGCTTCGCGCTGGTCAGAACGTGTCGCCACAACCCCTTGGCAACCCGGCGCATGGTGTTCTTCGCCATAGGTTTCGCCCGGAAGATGGTCCGACCCAAGTTCGACCAGTCGATGCATTCGGCAGAGCTGCGCCACGCGTCCTGCTGTTTCGTCGGGGACTTGTGCCGAGTCGGCTCTGGCCAGACGATTGGTTTACCGTCACGCCGTGCCACTAGGTACAGGCGCTTGCGAATCGTTGGCGCGCCAGCGTTGGCCGCCACACGCTCCCGCCACTCGACGTTGTAACCCATTCCGCGCACCAACGCTTCGACCGGTACGAACTCGCCTATGGCGTTGATGATTTCCGGCATGTCTGGGTGATCTTCCGGCAGGCCAGTGCTCATTGCCGCGATGAACGCCTTGAAGGTACGGCCACGCTCAGACTTGATCGGCAGGCCCTCATCATCGATCGGTCCCCAGTCGCAGAACTCTTCCACGTTCTCCAGGTGCATCAGGCGCGGCCGCGTTGCGTGCAGCCACCGAATCACGACCCATGCCAACCCGCGCACCTTGCGATCGCGCGGCGCTCCCCCCTTGGCTTTGCTGAAGTGCTTGCAGTCCGGCGAAGCCCAGAGCAGTGCCACCGGAAGCCCGCGGGTTGCCAGCAGCGGATCAACCTCGAAGACATCCGCCACATAATGCGCAGTCGTCGGGTGGTTGGCGCGGTGAACGGCCAGGGCGATCTCGTTGTGGTTTACAGCTACGTCCGGTTCCCGCCACGCCTTGGCGATTCCCTTGCTGGCGCCACCGCCGCCGGCGAACAGATCAACGATCAGTTCCTGTTCAAAGGGCAGGGCCAATGATGGTGATTGCTCGCTGGCGAGCTTGTGCACTTTCTGAAATGCGGTCATGCGGGATCCTCGCCAGTGGCGTGATTCAAAGTTGGGAATGGCCTACGCTCACCTCTCCACAGGAAGGGAGAAGGTCATGAGCGAAGACAGGGGAAAGGTTTTCTAACGCCAGAAAGCCACTAGATTGACTAGGCGAGGCATCTCGACGCAGCTGTGATCTGGAAGGTATTGAATCAATGAGAAAAACCATCCATAGGCGGATTTTCCGACTCTCCAATCATTTTTTTGCATAATTGTTATTTTTGAGAACCCATTGACGGTGATAGGTGCTCGGGCTACGTTTAGCCACGTAGGCAGTCATCCTTAGCCGATTTGGAACCTCGGTGTCGGCAGTCCGTCTACATGTCAGCAGGTCGCGGTAATCGGGACGCAGATCTTGATATCTCGACACACAATATGAGTTGACTAACCTTTGGGTGTGCCCTATAAAGCACGCCATTCTGCGGGAACCACTGAGGGATCTACGATGAGCAGCTATGTTGAAAACGCACGTGAAGAGTACGAAGGCTTCTAAATCCACCAACCAGATTTCTTAAATGGAGACCATACGGTCTCCATTTTTTATGGGTAAGCGAAACATATGGACGTAACGCTAGCAGTCATCCAGGCATTGGCGAACGAGGCATTCAAAAATCTGCTTCTGTGCGCAGGGGTGCTAACCGCCATAATCTCAATGTTCGTCGTTCTGCGGACTGCGAAGAAGAAGCAGACGGCAGACCTGCTTTTCGGATGTCGCCTGGACGAGAAGCTGTTCGATGGAAACGCTAGAGTGGTTGCTATGCATGATGGCAACGGCAGCATCAGGGACCTGCTTAAGGATGATGCTGATAAGGACGCACGGGCGGCCGTGCTCTACGTCCTGAATCACTGGGAGCGTATCGCCGTTGGCATCGTGCAAGGCATTTATCACGAAGAGATGCTTAGGCAGTCCAACCGCACCAACGTAATCAATCTTTACAAAAAGGCAAAACCGTTCATCGAGGCTGTTCGTCATAAGGAAGGCAAGAACACTTTCTATCGACATTTCGAGAAAATGGCCTTGTCTTGGGAAAAGCGCGAGCTGAAAACCCTCAAATGCTGGCCGTATTTTCGATAATTCAGCCTTCACAGTCTGCTTCCGAATTTACCTCAGCCATGCCAGCTTCTATTAGCTGACGCGCTAGTTTTTCGGTGACGACAAAACCTGACGGCGCTGGCGTTAGGATGCGTTTAGCCTCATCGTGCGCCGCGTCCACTAGGTACAGGACCATTGTCTGGTACAGCTCCTGCCTGTTGTCAAAGCCGTGGTCTTTCATCAGTTTCCGCAGCTTCTTGTTGATACCGACAGGCACATCAATCGACAGCCTCTCGATGCCGAGCTTGTTCTTCTCGGCGTTCTTCCTTGCGCGGTACGCCGCCGAGTGTTTCGCGGCTGCTGTCTTTTCCATCGGATGCCTCTTTGATCTGCTGCCCCGGCAATTCCAGCCAGGCTTGCCGGCGGCGCTGGTGCACGCGGTTATTGATCTTGCGCATCAGGTCGGTTCGGCCAGAGTGATGCTGTGCTCTTTTGCGATGCGCCTGACGGTCCGGCTGTCGATGCCGACGGCGGTGGCGATTGCTGATGCCGTGCTGCCCTGGGCGGCCAGCTGACGAACGCGAGGCTCATGCCTGTCGCGCTTTGCCTTGAGGTTCTTCGGGTGGTTGCCGATCGCGGTAAACGGCACCTCGCCGCTTTTCCCGGCCGGAACCAGTTCGATTCGGTGGCCGGTCGCGAGGTAGTGATCGATCTGGGCCGCCAGTTGCGCAACGACCTGTTTGTGCTGGTCTGGCACGCTTTCGCCAATCACTGCAGCACCGCCTGTGACAGCGTCACCTTCACACCGTCTGCGCGCGCCTCAAGGACCTGGGCGAAGTTGACCGCATCCTTCCAGTTGAAGCGGAAGCCGCGCACCTTTCCGGTTTCGATTTCCACGACGTGGTAGGCGCTAACTCCCTTGGTGACAACCTGATAGCGAATCTTTTGGGCTGGTGGCTCTTTACCGATCATGGCGTAGAACTCCGCGGTGGCGAGATGAGTGCGGGCGCGCATGGCATTCAGGCCATCCACGCGCTGCTGAATGATGGGGTGCATGTCCTTTCCTCAGATGGTTGCGTGTACTCGTCAGCGCTCTGACCGCCTGCTATCTGCCGTTGGGCGCAGGGGAGAGCGCTGGCGGGTAAACGCCGTGTGAAAAAAAGCCCAGTCGAAACCGGGCTTTTCTTTCATCCAGGGCTCAGTACGCCTCCGTACGTGAACCGATTCGCCTGGCGCTGCGTGAGGCAGTAGGCCGGGTTCAATGTCGTTTACATGGCTGCAAATCCTCTTTCCGGAGTGAGGTTGGGAAGTTGTTGCCCCGCTTTTTATGACGCGAGTATTGCGGGGCGCACCCGTCGCACGGGTGGAGCAGGTGGGCGGTTATAGGCCGCAGTTTCGTCCGCATCCCGCTGCCCGCTCAGTGAACGGGCAGAAGGATGAGTCAGGGTTTTTTGATCAGCGGCCAGATCAGCAACAGGATCAGGACAGCGAGAAACCCATCTGCGCACATGCTGATGATTCGAGAAACTGAATCGATCAGCACCACGCCGATGAGCAAGGCGACGATGAGAAACGCCCGCAGGCGTTCCACCATTTCCCGGACCAAGTACATTTACAGATGGTCTTTCAGGTTCAGGCCCAACAGCTTCGCGCTGCGCTCCAGGGCTTTCAGCTCAGCGTCTTCGATTTCGCCGTCGGCTTCCGCTACGGTCAGCATCACGTTGAGCACGGTCAGCGCCTCTTGCGGGCTGTGAGCAAGGTCACTCAGTTCTTTCTCGGCGTTCTGACGCAGGATGCGCGGGCCGGATTTGAAGTCAGTCTTTGCGCGGTCGATGGTGTTGGACAGCTCAGCGCCGAAGCCTTGAAGAGCCGGATTGTTGCTCAGGATGGTTTCGACTTTCTGCAGCTCGACGTCCTCGAGATCGCCGTCGGCGGCCGCCACGTAGATCGCGCCGTAGACGACAGCTTCCATCAGATCGCGGTTTGCCAGCTTGGATACCGCTGCGCGGGCCTGACCGGACTTCTTGCCGAACAATTTTCCTAACATGGTGATGCCTCAGGTTGGGGGATTTCCCAATGCAGCCTGTCGCCAAGCTGCATCAGTGAAATTATTCCGTTCTGCCTAAAGAGCTTTGGTCCAGTCGATCCCTGGTAGGGGCTGGGAGATCACTTCGCTGATCCCTGGCTATCTGGCGGCTTCACCAGTCGTGTGGTGGGCCGGTTGGCCCGTCGCCGTTTTGTCGCTGGCGATGGGTTTAATTTAGCCATGCGCTAAAGTCGCGTCAATAGCTCACAGCTAAATAATTTAGCTTGGCGTGAAATTTATCCGTAGCTCCGCCGGACGCTTCAATACGACAGTTATCTAATGGATGGCTCTTTACGCAGCGCTTAGCATCAAGCTAATATTCTCAAACACTGTATGTGCATACAGCATTAGCAAAGGAGGTGTTTATGGCAGTGCAGGGGAAAATCAAGGCGCCGCAGCGGACCCAGATTTCAGCCGTAGAGCGTTTGACGTTGAGGGTTTCCAGCATGATCAACCATCCGATCGCCCAGGATAGGAAGTGGGCGAAGATTCACCGGCTTGATACGGATGGCGATCGCGAATGGGACGAGGTAATGAGCGTGCTCGCCGAGGTTGACGGTATTGAGATGACCTTCAATGACGAGGACGAGTCCGTGACATTGAGCTGGGAAGCGCCGGATGACGAAGATCCGAGGGTTGAGGACCGTGCAGAGCTTGATGCCCTAGAGCAGCCAGCACCTTTCTGATTGACACAAAAAAGCCCGCTTCGATGGCGGGCTTTCTGGTTAGGCTTTTCTGGCGTTCCAGATCAGCAGCACCTTTGCATGAATCGTCACATCGTCGATTCGAGCAGTCTGATTCTCATAGTGCTGATTGTCTGAAATCAGCCGGTAATGCTCTTCGTCCAGTCGCATCACGCGCTTGATGTACAGCTCATTGTGCCAGGTCAGCACATAGATACCTTCGCCGATGAAATCCTGAACGCCCTTGTCGACGATCACCATGTCTTTGTCGTTGATCGTTCCGGCCATGCTCTCACCCCAGCCGTTGATCATCCCGAGCGAAGTGTTGGACGTGTAGGTGACGCCCTTCTCGCGCAGGATATCCTCTCGAACGACCAGATTGCGCACGACCTCTTGATAGTCGGGAGGAACCTGCCCGGCGCCCATCGCGGCGCGAATGTCGTACTGGGGAATTACGATTTCATCGTTGGTAGGCCTAAGGCTGGAAATGTTCACTGGAACAAGGTCGGCTGGCCTATCGTCCGGTTCCTCGGCAGCCGCGACAATTCTGTCCCGTGCTTCGATCGTCAAGCCTTTAACCTTTGCCAGCATGCGCTTCACTTGGTCGGCGGCAGTGGCTGAGACCGCTGGTTCTTGGATCGTCAACGGGTCGGCTGATTTTGTAATCGGGTAGCGATCTCCGTCGACGGCTGGAACAGAGTCGAACCAACCTCGCGGCAGGTTTTCGACAGCCTCGATACGGCGCGCAACGTCATCGCCCAAATTCTTCGCGGTTTTGTCGGAAAGGATCTGGCTCAAGTGAGCAGGTGCCATTCCCCAGCGATCAGCGCACGCGCCTTTCTTCTGGCTGCCTATCAGCTTGATCAGCTGCTGTTTGCGAATTTCGTAGATATCCATCCGGGCAAGAATGCCAGTGTTTAGCTCAATGCTAAATGTGCTCACAGCTAAATATTCCTTGCTCTGATATTAGCCCTAAGCTAAATTTCTCCTACGTTTAGGAGAACCCCTATGAATGACCACCTGCGCGACTGGCTCGCCAACGCTACCACCAGCCGCCGTCAGCAAGTTGCTGATGCCGCAAAAACCACCGTCGGCCATCTCTGGCAGCTCGCGGGTGGCCATCGCAAGGCCTCCGCCGAGTTGGCTGAAAGGCTCCAAGACGCCTCTGGCGGTGAAATCAAGATTGCCGGCCTCCGGCCCGATCTGGTCGACCTTGCTCACAAGGTATTGCTCGGCGCCGCCTGATTCCCTTGGTGCAGACACATTTTGTAACGCGTGCTGGCAAGGCGCCACATAAACAAATCTGAGGTTTTAGGAATGCAGGAATTTTTGAGGGCGTGTGACGCAGTTGTCGAAGACGCGGACACCAAGAATCTCGCCACTTTGATGAACATGCCGCCGGTGAGCCTGCTCCAGCGCGCCAATGCTAACTACGACGGCGCCTGGTTCAACGCCAAGCATCTGTATGCGCTGCTGCTGCACACGAACGACATGCGTCCGCTTGAGGCGCTGGCGGGGGAGTTCGGTTACGGGATCGTGCCGCTGGTGCAGCCTGCCGCTATCGACGTCCACCAGGCACTGGGCCGCGCGGCGTTGGAATTTGCCGAGGTAACAGTCGAGACGCACACCGCGATGTCCGACGGCCGTGTAGACCAGGTCGAGCGCGCTCGAATCCTGAAAGAGATCGCCCATGCAGAAGATGCCCTCGCCACTTTGAAAGCATCGGTAAAGGTCGCCTGAATCGCAGGCAATAAAAAAGCCGGTGGCTAGACCGGCTTCTTCAACAACAGATGTGAGGTCCGATTATGCACACCACGGCCACCCAGAGCAATAGCCAGCCTGATACGTCAGTTTTCCACGCCCAGCAAACAATGTCGCGTCAGGTTATGTCGTCGCGCGAGATCGCCGATCTGACAGGCAAGGCGCACAAGCACGTTCTCGTAGACATCCGCTCGATGCTGGCCGAGCTCGAAATTGACTCAGCCGAGTTTTCGGCCCAGTACAAGGACGGCACCGGCCGCAGCCTTCCATGCTTCAACCTTGATCGCGAACTGACCGACACGCTGTTGACCGGCTACAGCGCCAAGATGCGACTGGCTGTCGTGCGCCGCTGGCGAGAGCTGGAAGAGCAGGCCGCACCGCGCATCCCCGCGAACTACGCCGAGGCCCTGCAGCTGGCCGCCGACCAAGCCCGCGAGAACAGCCGGTTGCTCGGCGTGATCGAGCTTCAGGCACCGAAGGTAGCCGCCATTAAGCGACTGGCAGCCGCCGAGGGCGCGATCTGCATCACCGATGCCGCCAAACAGCTAGGCATGCCACCGCACACGCTCTTCGACTGGATGGAGCAGAACCGCTGGATATTCCGTCGTGGCGGGTCTAAGCGCTGGATCGCCATGGAGCCACGCATCAAGGCGGGCTACCTCAAGCACAAGGTAACCGCGTTGAAGCCCGATACCGAGACAGGCATCGAGCGTGCTGCCTTTCAACCACTCGTTACCCCCAAAGGCCTGACCCGTCTTGCTGAAATCTTTCAGGAGCGTGTGTGATGGCTGGCGATTGGATCAAGTTCGAGCTCACCACGCTGGACAAGCCAGAGGTTTGTCAGATCGCAGACGCGGCGAATATCGACCCCGACGCAGCTGTTGGCAAGCTGATGCGCGTGTGGGGCTGGTTCGACCAACAGACAGAAAAAGGTAACGCTCCGAGCGTTAGCAAAAAGTTGCTCGACCGCATGGTGGGCGTTACCGGTTTCTGCGATCACATGAAATCGGTCGGTTGGATGGCAGAGGCTGATGGTGTGATAAGCCTGCCTCACTTCGAACGACACAACGGCAAGACCGCTAAAAACAGGCTTCTCACGGCCAAGCGCGTTGCGAACCACAAATCTGCTAACGCCAAAGGTAACGCTACGACCGTTAGCGATGCGTTACCTAAAGAAGATGTAGAGAAGAATAAAGAACCTCTCTCTGCGCGTGATGCGAAGGATCCTCGCATGCCAAGCGAGATGACACTCACATGGACGCCGGACCCCAAAATTCTGAAGACCTACGCGCTGCATCAGAGCGTGGCCATCGACTTGTTCACGGACAACGTCCTGAAGGCTTTCACCGGGCATTACGAACCCAAGGGCCAGGTCAACACTGAGGCCGAATGGGTGAGCATGCTGGTCAAGTGGGTTCGCAACGACCTCAACCGCGCAGCTGCATCGAACGTCAAGCCATTCGAGCGCCGCCAGTCGACCCAAGATTTCAACGACGACGACACTGACTGGAATGACCTGGGGGCGAGCCAATGAACAGCGTTGCGACCGTTACGTCTGGGTTGTGGGCCAAGGTTCAGTCGGGCCAGTACATCGCAAAGGATGAAGCGCTTCCTGCAGACGTTCAGGCAGAGCTCAACCGGGAAACCGCCGTGGTGATCAACGGACTATTCCGCCAGTTGCGAGCCATCTTCCCGGCGTGGAAGCAGGCTTGGCCGGACATGGCGTCGTACAAGGCCGCGAAGAAGGAGTGGCTGCAAGCGTTTCTCGAAGCCGGGCTGCGCAGCCTGGATCAGCTGAAGTTCGGCCTGATGGGCGCGCGCCAGTCCGGGAAGGACTTCATTCCGGCTCCGGGAGTTTTCATCGGCTGGTGTACGCCGACTGCTGAGATGCTGGGCTTGCCCACGCTTGAGGCTGCCCATCGCGAGGCTTGCCGCAATGCCCATCCGTGCATGGCGGGACAGGGCAAGTGGAGTCACGACGCTGTCTGGCACACCGCGAAAGAGTGCGGGTTCGAGAACCTCAACAAGCTGCAGGCCCCACTCAGCCTCAAGCTCTTCGAGCGCAACTACGCGATCACCGTGCGCCGGCTGATTGAAGGCCTGCCGCTAAAGAAGATGCCCTTGGCTTTGCCTGATGAGGTTGCTGCTCGCCGCACACCGGAAGTTGGTAACAGCGCCCTGGCCAAGATTCGTGCAATGCGCGCAGGTGGTCGCCATGCGTAACTCGATGCTGGAGCCTCCAGCCGTCAGCACCTACCAGTTCGCCGTGTACAGCGGTGCATACAAGTACGACCTCACCTCGAAGCCTGAGCAACCCCGAGCGCTCTTCGCCGACCGCGCGATGGCAACCAACTATGCCGCAAGCCTCTGGCCGAACACATTCGAAATCGTAGACCTCTGGGAGCCTTACCCATGAAGACCCTGTTTGCGCTGATCGCCGTCGCCCGTTGTGCGTGCTCGCTTATGCAGTGCGCCTACTCCAACCAGATGGACCCTGTTGAATATCAGTTCGGGGGCGGCCTGTGATTGCGGCGCAACCGAAGATGTTCAAGAAGCGCACTCGGGCCAAGCCGGTTGACCGCGAGGGCATGGAGCAGGCCGCATTGATGAAAGAGCTGTCGCTGCGCCTGCCGAATGTTGCTGCGCTGATCTACCACGTTCCCAACGGTGGTCAGCGGCATAAGCTGGTGGCGATCAAGCTGAAAGAGCAGGGCGTTAAGGCGGGCGTTCCTGATCTGGTCCTGCCCATGGCCCGCGGCGGTTATTTCGGCCTGTATCTGGAGTTCAAGGCCACTGTGCCGAACGACGCCGCCGTCTCGGCCAGCCAGCACGCGTGGATTCGCCAGCTCAACGAGCAGGGTTATCTCGCGATCGTGTGCCGCGGCCACTTCGATGCCATGGAGCAGATCCGCGCTTACCTCCTGCTCCCTCCTACAGTGGTGGCTGCATGACGACGGCAGCCGTGAGAATCACCGAAGCCGAGATCAAGCGCCAGGCCGCCGGCGACGTTCGAGACCTGCGGGATTACGAGCATCGAGGGCTGTACCTGCGTTTCGCTCAGGCTCGTATCCGGGCGTCATGGTTCCTGGTAGTGAGGGGCAAGTGGAATCGGATCGGCAGCTATCCGGACTTGTCCGTGAAACAGGTGGTTGCGGCGCTCCCTGACATCCGCCTGCGCCTGGACGCTGGTGCGAGCACGAACCTTTCCAAATGGCTGACCGCTGGCGAGCTGCTGGAGTGGTACGGGGAGCGTATGTCTCGGGATCGGAGCCTTTCCGACAAGCGCAAGGACACGGCTGCCTCCGCGATTAAGTGCCACCTGATCCCACGCCTTGGCGCTGCGCCATTGGCCGACATCGACAAGGCATTTCTCGACCGTGAGCTGATGTGGCCCCTGCAGGAGACGCTGTCGATCGATTACGTACGGCTGGTCTTCCAGCTGCTGGCGCTAGCCTTCCGGCAGGCCCACAAACTCGGGCTGATCGCGAGCAACCCCTTGGCCGGCATCAAGTTCAGCGACTTCTCGAAGGCCAAGGTCACCGTCAAGCCGTCGCGCTTGCGGGGCGTACACATCGAGGAACTGCTGAGCCTGCTGCTGCGTGACATGTTCCCCTTGATGAATGACGCCATGCTGGCGCTGATGATGCTCTGCCATGGCACCCGGATCGGCGAAACCCGTCAGGCGCGCTGGGACCATGTCAGCTTGGCCGAACGCGTGTGGTTCCTTCCGGCAGCAGACACGAAGACCCGGGTCGAGCATTACCTGCCACTGACCGATCAGGTCCGGCACCTGCTGATGCGTTACCGCGAAGTGCAGATGGCTCGCGGGTATACCGGCCCGTTCCTTTTCCCTGGGCGTCGAGGCAAGCCGTTGAGCGAGAGCCAGGCCAGTGGCGTGTTCACCAGGCTCGGGAAGGGCGAATGGACCAGTCACGACCTCCGCAAGCTCGCCCGGACCGGGTGGGCAGACATCGGGATTGACCATCTGATCGGCGAGCTGCTGATCAACCACGCCATGGGCCACAACGTGAAGGTGTACATCCAGTCGGACGTCATGGCGCGCAAGCGTGACGCGCTGGAGAAGTGGCACGGCCATCTAGACGGCAAGGGCCTAAGCATCATTCTTGGATTGACCGGCTTTAGATCTGGGGATTCCGATAAACCGCTACAGGCCACGGGGAACAAGGGCTGCGACCCCATCCAAGAATCAACCATAGGCGAGGTTTCAAAAGCATGAAAAATGGTCGATCTGCACTTCTGCTGGCCTCGCTGGCGGTATCTCTTTCCTGGGCTGGCCTCGCTGCTTTAAGTGCTGGCCGTGCCGTTCAAGGCTGGAGCATTCCGCTCACCAGTGGCCCAGCCCCGCGGCCGTGGCTCAACAGAAAGAAAGGCCGAGGTGGGCAATGAAGAAGACTCACGGCCCGGCCTTCGGCAAGGAATTGAAGCCGCTGATGGAGTGCGGTGCCTGCGGTGGCACTGGCGTCATCAGTGGTGTGTTTCACCAGCTCGATTGCGCCAACTGTCATGCATCGGGCTGGGTATGTCAGGCGACCGGCGATGCGTTGCCGCTCGAGGACTTGGTGACACAGCTGAACATGAAGCTGCGCAACATGGCCGCCGAATTGAACCGTGCACGCCATGCCCAAGGCGGCGCGCACGAACAGTACGAACAGAATAACCGCCGCGGCGCCGGCGGCACGAATTGGACGGGGGATTGATCGATGGGCATCTATAAAGACGTGATGGGGACTTTGGTCCGGGTGCTGGCTGCTGACAACATCGACAACAGCACGAAGCAGTCATGGCAAAAACTGATCGACGCAGACGCGCGCCAAGGTGGTACTGGAAGCACCATCTCGGTCCGCGACAAGTTCGACTATGACTGCTGCCTGTATGCGCTGCTGCATCGAGAGTTGGATCAGGCTCACTGGGATGTTCTGGTGGCCAGGTACTCGACGCACAAGGCGAACAAAGTCGCATCGATCGGCAGGCTTGTATCCCGCATGAGCTCGCCAGCGCCCCAGTTGTTCATCTATAAGGCGCTCACGGCTTGGGCGATCCCAAAGCTCAAAGGCGTGCAGACCGGCAAGCGCTCCACTGACATGATCGTGCTGCCCACCGAGTTCTACGACATGAACACCTGGGATCCGGCTGGTTCGCCTGAACGCACTCGTCGCAACTGGCGCACCGGCATTCATAAGCGCTTGGAAGCTCTGGAGGAAGCTGCCGTCATCCATGCCACCGAGATATTCGACGCAGAACAAATATTCGTGGACGCCGCTTGACCAAGATGGCCGTTTGGCCGTAAATTCCTCCCATCATGTCGATCTTGCGTGCGGTGATACGCGGCGACAGTCAAAACATACCGAACCCGGCCCTCGCGCCGGGTTTTTCGTTTCTGGTGTTCTGCGAATGACGCTGATCTCTACCGATCACCTGACGGTGTGCGGAACCACAGCCAGGGTGGGCCCTCGGGCAAGGCCTAGACGTTGATAGCCGGAAGTGCGGCGAACGGAAATAACACCGGCAGTCAAAGCGCCCGCACCTCTGATGCTCCGGGTGGCTTTGGCGGGCAGCGTGGGAAGACACGCAAACCATTTCGAGCCTCGGCATTTGCCGGGGCTTTTTCGTTTCTGGAGCACATCATGCAGAAGACCGTTTCGATTGAAGTTGCCGACTACTCGGACTCCAGCCTGCCTACCAATGCAAGTGACCTTCTCGCGTTCTGGGAAGCGGAACTGCAGAAGGTTCCGGCTGAGTTTCGCGAGTCGGCAGAGATCAAGCGGTTCAACGCAAGTTATGAAGGTGACTGGGACGAGTGGCGCACCACTTTGGAATACTCCCGCCTTGAAACGGCAGAGGAGCAATCTGAGCGTGAAGCGAAAGCCGCGAATGCGGGAACCCGAATCCTGTTCGGCAATGAGCAAATAGAGCTCTGGCGAGACGGCCATGTGGTGATCCGCATGGGCAATATCGATAAGCCTTTCGTAGTTTCGGGCGATCAGGTCTTCATCAACGATGCCTTGGTCAAGCATGCTGGCGTGACGGCACTGAGCAACACATTACCGGGTTATGCGGTAAAGGCTGCAGTCTCTACCGCCGGCCAAGCTTATGTCGCAGGTTTTGGGGTAGGCCTGGCCGGTGACGGCAAGTGTGCTGCACACGCTACGTCAGTGCTTACAGCAAGGGTGACGGGCGAAAACAACGAGCCCGCCAGCGATTTCGAGAAGGCCCTGGCCGAGGGAGATGCCGGAAAGATCCTGGACAGGCTCGCCGGAACCATCAGCGAAACTGCACTTGGTAAAGAACTCACCGCCCAGATCGACAAAATTGAAAAGGTGGATTCAGCAACCGTGCAAGCTCTGGAAAGCCGGGTAGCCGCCGTGGAGGGCGTTGTAGCCGCTCGCCTCGCGAAGATCGATCAGCTCCAAAAAACGGTCGCGATACAGGATCAGATTCGAAGCGCCATCATCCGCGAGCTTCGCCCAGGCGGAATGCTGTATCGCCGCTGATCCGCTTACCGAATAC